ATTTTTTTTTGAATGGTGATATGCCTTATTCTACATCTCAGTCTATTGCTGATTATATTAATTCTCTTAATACTGATGCAATTGCTACTGATTATTCGAGTAATTATATGGGTTATTCTCGTGCTGTTTGTTCTGTTAAACTTCTTGAATATCTTGGTTATGGTAATTATGAGTCGTTTTTGACTAATAGTTGGCGTTCTACTCCTCTAATGGCTGATTTGAATCATAATTTGTTTGGTTTGTTGGCTTATCAAAAAATTTATTCTGATTTTTATCGTGATAGTCAATGGGAGCGAATTTCGCCCTCTACATTTAATGTTGATTATTTGGACGGTCAGAATATGTATTTGACTAATTTTTATAACAATGAATCATTTATTCATTCTTATAATATGTTTGATCTTCGTTATTGCAATTGGCAGAAAGATTTGTTTCATGGTGTTCTTCCACATCAGCAATATGGAGAAGCTGCTGTTGCTTCGATTACTCCGAATGTAACTGGTAAACTTACTCTCACTAATTTTTCTACTGTTGGAACTTCTCCTACTACTGCGAGTGGTACAGCTACTAAGAGCTTTCCTGCGTTTGATACAGTTGGTGATTTATCTATATTGGCTCTTCGTCAAGCTGAGTTTCTACAGAAATGGAAAGAAATTGCTCAGTCAGGTAATAAGGATTATAAAGATCAGTTAGAAAGACATTGGGGTGTTTCTGTCGGTGACGGTTTTTCTGAATTATGTACCTATCTTGGTGGTGTCTCTTCTTCTATTGATATTAACGAAGTTGTTAATACTAATATTACAGGAAGTGCTGCTGCTGATATTGCTGGTAAAGGTGTTGGTGTTGCGAATGGTGAGATTAATTTTAACAGTAATGGTCGCTACGGCTTGATTATGTGTGTTTATCATTGTCTTCCTCTGCTCGATTATACTACTGATATGCTTGACCCCGCATTTTTGAAAGTGAACTCAACTGATTATGCTATCCCTGAATTTGACCGAGTAGGTATGCAGTCTGTGCCGCTGGTACAGCTTATGAACCCATTACTTTCGGTTGCTAATGCTTCTGGATTGGTTCTTGGTTATGTACCTCGTTATATTGATTATAAAACATCAGTAGACCAGTCAGTTGGTGGTTTTAAACGTACATTGAATTCTTGGGTAATATCTTATAGTAATGAATCTGTTAAGAATCAGGTTACACTTCCTGCTGGTGCACCTCCTGTTGAACCGTCTGAGCCTGTTCCGTCTGTTTCTCCTATGAATTTTACTTTTTTTAAAGTTAATCCTAATTGCCTTGATCCTATTTTTGCGGTTAAAGCTGATAGTGATATTAGTACAGACCAGTTTTTGTGTAGTTCATTTTTTGATATTAAAGCTGTCCGTAATCTTGATACTGATGGTTTACCTTATTAACTTAAAACTTATTTATTATGTGGTGTACAAAACGACGTGTTGAGCCTTATGTAGATAATTCTCAATCTAATAATGTTAATTCTTCCGTATTGTCAATCAGTGAATTTGTAGAACCCTCTCCTCTTCATGATTTTATGTTTCAAGAGATAGAGTGTGATGGAAGGAAGTCTATTCGTATTACTTCTGATATTCATATGCTGTTTAATCAGCATCGATTGGATAAGCTTACTCGTGCACAACTTGTTGAGTATTTTGACAATCTGTCTGTTTCTGAGCCTAAAATGTCAGATTTGCGTAAAAGAATGACTGATGCTCAGTTGTGCTCATTTGTTAAATCGAGATTTATTCAAACCCCGAGTGAGTTAATGTCTTGGTCTCAGTATCTTATGAGCTCTCAGGATGCAATGATTGCTGCTGCTGCTGCTGCTACTGCTGCTGATAATTCTGCCGCTAATGTTGCTACTGATAATTCTGCTACTACTGTTGCTGAATAATTATTTCCCCTTAGTTATGGTCTTCAGTTTTAAAATAAAAAAGAGCCTGCGAGCAGTTTCCCCTTTTATTTTTTAACCTGAACCTTAACTGGGGGGTCCCCTTTTAAGGGGGGGCTCCAGGGCTATGCCCTATGAAATAATACCTTTTAAATATTAAGTTATGTGTAATTATAAAAATATTGAATTATGGGTGCTGCTGCTATGACTGGTCTTGTCGGTTCTGCAATTGGTGCAGGTACTTCCCTTATCGGTGGTGCCTCTACTAGTGCTATGCAGAATAAAGCCAATAAGGAAATTGCTCAAATGAACAATGCCTTTAACGAGAAAATGTTTGATAAGCAAATTGCTTATAATAAGGAAATGTATCAGACACAATTAGGTGACCAGTGGAAATTCTATGATGACCAAAAGGCGAATGCTTGGAAGTTGTATGAAGATAATAAGGCTTATCAGACTGAAATGTGGAATAAGACGAATGAATACAATGATCCGTCTGCTCAACGTGAACGTTTGGAAGCTGCTGGTTTGAATCCCTATATGATGATGAATGGCGGTTCTGCTGGTGTTGCTGGTTCTGTATCAGGAACACAAGGTTCTGTCCCGTCTGCTGGTTCTCCCAGTGCACAAGGTGTTCAACCTCCTACCGCTACTCCTTATTCTGCTGATTATTCAGGTGTTATGCAAGGACTTGGACACGCGATTGATACTATTATGACCGGTTCACAGCGTAATTTTCAGGATGCTCAAGCCCGCAACTTGCGTATTGAAGGTAAGTATATTGCAAGTAAGGCTATTGCTGAATTGTATAAGTCTTATAATGATGCTAAGAATGATGATGAACGTGTAGCTATACAGCGTGTTCTCTCTTCTATTCAGAAAGACCTTTCTGCATCGCAGATTGCTGTTAATAATGAGAATGTTCGTCAAATACAGGCTCAAACAAAGCTTGCTGTTACTGAGAATTTGTTGCGTGAGCAGCAACTTAAATTTTTGCCGTATGAACAAAAAATGCAGTTGTCTTTATCTGTTGCTGATATTGCATTGAAGTATTCACAGAAGGATCTTACTGAAAAACAAGCTCAGCATGAGATTGAGAAACTTGCTGAAACTGTTGCTCGTACTTCTCTTACTAATCAGCAATATTGGACTGAGCGCGCTAATACTGTTAATGCACAGTTAGAAAATACTTCTCGTCAAACGGAGAATCAATTCCAGTCTGAAACTTATAAGGATCGTGTCCGTCTTATTAAGGAATCTATCTTTGATTCTCTGTATAATACGGATAAAATTGGTATCTTTAAAACTGGCGCTCGTTTTTTACAATCTATAGGCGTTCCCTCTGGTATTGAGTAATATTTTATTATATTTACATTATAATATTGATTTTTGTTATTATGTGGATATTATTATTATTATTATCTATTCCGTTTCTTATTTTATTTTTTCGATTGGTTAATGCTGTTATACGTTATCTTAATCGTAAGTGAAACCTTAGTCATTTTCCCGAAGGGCAGCCGATTAATGAATTTTTCGGCTGTCTTCTTTTCTTGTCCTATTATACGAAAAATGACAGGATGTAAATTTTTGCATTATGAATTACTCTATACAATGGTGTCCTATTCCCTTTCATGACTTAATGGAAATATTTGATTTCTTGTCTTCCCTATCTGTTGTGCGGTTATATCAGTTTGACGGATTATATATTTTATTGAATGGTTTTCCCATTATGCAGCTTATTATTGCCTATGTTGACGGTTTGTATCACATTACTTATCGAATATTACGTTTTTAATGTATTTTTATGTTAAATACAATATTGCATCTGTTAATATTTTATATTAATATGTTTATGCTATTGTAGAATTTATTTTTATGATTATATTTGTGTCGTAATTAATTATTATTGTTATGGACAAAGAAAAGATTTATAAAACAATTGAGATTGTAGTCAAAGCGGTTGTAGCTATTGCAGCTGTTTGGCTCTGTGTTTCATGCACTATGAGTATGAGTGTTAGTAAGAACAATACTAATAGTAATCAGTCTACTGAGCAATCACAGGCTACTTCTGTTGATTCTACTACTGTTGATTTAAATTATAAGTGATTATGTCGTTGTTCAATCCCTTTTGCAAGTGTCTGAACCCTCAACGTATTGTTAATCCTTATACAAATGAAGCTATGACTGTCCCCTGTGGACATTGTAAGGCTTGTATTTTGGCTAAAAATTCCCGATATGCTTTTCAGTGTGATTTGGAAAGTTATTTATCTAAACATGTGTTGTTTATTACACTTACTTATGCAAACCGCTTCATTCCTCGTGCTCAATTTGTTGACTCTATGGAAAGACCTTATGGACATGACCTCGTAGATGTTGAGACTGGTGAGTATCTTGGTGAGGCTGATTTGTCTATAGAAGAGATTGAACGTTTACAAGACAAATTTCATTTATTTGGTTATCTTCCTTATTTGAGAAAGTTTGATTTACAATTATTTTTTAAACGTTTACGATATTATGTTGCAAAGAGATTTCCCAAAGAAAAAGTGCGTTATTTTGCCATTGGCGAATACGGACCTGTACACTTCCGCCCGCATTATCATATCTTATTATTCCTCCAATCAGATGAAGTCCTACAAGTATGTTCAGCGGCTGTATCTGAGGCTTGGTCCTATGGTCGTGTCGACTGTCAGCTATCCAAAGGTAAGTGTTCATCGTACGTTGCGGGCTATGTTAATAGCAGTGTGCTTGTACCCAAAGTTCTTACATTACCTACCCTCTGTCCATTCTGCGTTCATTCTCAAAAGCTGGGTCAAGGCTTTTTGCAAGGTGAACGAGAAAAAGTATACACGCTTACCCCTGAGCGATTTATTAATAGAAGCATCGTTATCAATGGACGCTATAAGGAATTTGATGTATGGCGGTCGGCTTACGCTTACTTCTTCCCCAAATGTAAAGGATTTGCTAATAAATCTTCACGTGAACGTGCTTACTCTTATGGAATATATGATACAGCAAGGCGCCTATTCCCGTCCGCCGAAACGACGTTCTCGCTCGCGCAGGAAATAGTTGGTTATATTTACTACTTTCATAATAAGAGAGATACTTATTGCTTGGATATATTCGGTGAGGTTTCTGACCAATCGAATTTGTTTCAGCTTGCACAGTATTTTTTTGAGCCTGAAATGGTTAACTATTCTCTTGATAGTATTGAGATGTGTCGTTATGTTCATCGTATTTATACGGAACTTCTTCTTTCGAAACACTTTTTATACTATGTGTGTGATAGACCTACCTTGTCGGAGCAGAGACGAAAGTTGAAGCTTATTGAAGAATTTTATTCCCGTTTGGATTATATGCACTTGAAGACGTTCTTTGAGAATCAGCAATTATTCTATGCGAGTGATTTGGTTGGTGACCTTGATTTAATGTCTGATGCTTGGGAAAATAGTTATTATCCATTTTTTTATGATAATGTTTATTTTAGTTCTTTGGTTTATAAGAAGACTCCTGTATATAGATTGTATGATATACAGATAAGTAAGTTGTTTTCTGATCGTATTAAACATAAGAAACTAAATGATTTGAATAAAATTTTCGTCGACGAATAATGTTTAATTTAATTTTTTTGATGTTATGGCAAATATTATGTCTCTAAAGTCCATCCGCAATAAACCCTCGCGTAATGGATTTGATTTATCTTTTAAGAAAAATTTTACTGCTAAAGCTGGTGAGTTGTTGCCAGTTATGGTAAAAGAGGTCTTGCCCGGTGATACGTTTAAGATTAATCTTAAGGCGTTTACTCGAACGCAGCCTGTTAATACTGCTGCATTTGCGCGTATTAGAGAGTATTATGATTTTTTCTTTGTTCCCTATGATTTGCTATGGAATAAGTCTAATACAGTCTTGACGCAGATGTATGATAATCCGCAGCATGCTGTTTCTCTTGACCCTACTCAGAATTTTTTTTTGAATGGTGATATGCCTTATTCTACATCTCAGTCTATTGCTGATTATATTAATTCTCTTAATACTGATGCAATTGCTACTGATTAT